ATGAACCTTGAAGCAGATTTCACCAGCCATGAGGCCGTTTGCGCTGAGAGATACGCGCAGATCAACGCACGGTTAAAACGCTTGGAAGGCGTCATCATGAAGACCGCCGGGGTGCTTATTGTCAGTATGTCCGCAATTGTTTATGCCAGCTTGACGCTGCATCGGTAAAAATGATTGACCTCACTAAAGCCATTGGAGCAGTCGCAGCCAGCATTGCAGCCATCGGCGGCGGTTACACCTTGGCAGACAAGTTTGGTTGGTTTGACCGGGCTATCCTTGAGTGGTCACCAGAGCATTTTAAAATCGTGGCAGATGCTGGACAGCCCATCAATGTGACAGTGGCCCGAATCAAAAAGCGTGATGACTGCTCTGTTGAGAGTTTTACGCCAAGCATTAGGGATGCGTCTGGAATGGTGCATGAGGCAACAACCACCGCAAGCAAGTTCAGCGGCCCCGCTGGGCCACAGATTGACACGTTTACGTACCAATTGACAATGGTGCAAAAAGAAAAGATTGCACCCGGCACAGCGACTCTACTGGCGACCATCAAGTACAAATGCCCAGAGGGTGAGCGTGTTGTTCAGTACCCTCGCCATGCCAATTTAAGTTTTGACCTTAAAAGCTAATTATGCTAACCCTACTCTCCACCCTCATCAGCTTCCTCGCTGGCGGCTTGCCCAAGCTGCTTGGTTTCTTCCAAGATCGTTCGGACAAAAAACATGAGTTGACGATGGCTCAGATGCAGATTGAACGCGAGTTGGAACTCCGCAGAGCAGGTTTTGAAGCCCAGCAGCGGGTGGAGGAGATCAAGGTAGAAGGTCAGGCCATCGAAGCAGAGGCATCAGAACGCGCTGCCCTGTACGCACACGACATAGCCATCGGGCAGGGTGCATCACAGTGGATGATCAATCTACGCTCTGGTGTTAGGCCGATGTTGACCTACGGATTCTTCCTGCTGTTTGCGTTTGTTGAAATTGGTGGTTTTGTTTATGCGTGGCATCATGGCATTGACTTCAACGTGTTGATTGCAAAGTTGTGGGATGCTGACACCCAGATCATCTTTGCGTCAATCATTAGCTTTCACTTTGGTGGCAGAGCGTTTAAAGGTGGCAAAGATTGAAAGTTTCTCAGCGATGCAAGGACATGATCAAGCACCATGAAGGAGTGAGGTTTAAACCTTATCGCTGCCCAGCTAAGTTGTGGACAATAGGAGTAGGCCATGTTTTATACCCGATTCAAGGTGCTTTACCACTTGATCAAAGAGACTCTTTCTCGTTGGAACAAAATGATAGTCGTATTTTTTCAACGGGGGAAGTAGATGGACTCCTTGCTTTTGATCTCCAGCGATTTGAAGTTGGGATCACCCGACTTTTTCCTATGGTGTTGGCCCAAGGTCAGTTTGATGCTCTTGTCAGCTTTGCTTTTAACTTGGGTCTGGGGGGCGTACAGCGAAGCACCCTCCGTTCAAAGGTTCTTCGCGGAGAAATGGAAGCGGCTGCGGATGAGTTCTTGAAATTTACGAGGGGCGGGGGTAAAATCCTGCCGGGGTTGGTCAAGCGCCGCAATGACGAACGTGCCCTGTTCCTGTCTTAGGATGAAAAATGAAAGCACAGAACTTATCCAAAACGCTGCCCAAGAAACCTAAGACCGCTTCATATAAAGAGGGCGGCACGGTCAATGCTGCGGGCAACTACACCAAGCCCGAGATGCGCAAGCGTATCGTGAGCCAGGTCAAGGCCGCTGCCACGCAGGGGACGGGCGCTGGACAGTGGTCCGCGAGAAAAGCTCAGTTGGTCGCCAAGAAATACAAAGCTGCAGGTGGCGGATACAGGGACTGACATGAAAGCGCCGCAACAGTCCCTGAAGAATTGGGGCGACCAGAAATGGCGCACCAAGTCCGGTAAACCGTCGAGCAAGACGGGGGAGAGATACCTTCCTGAGGCCGCAATCAAGAGTCTCAGCCCTGGCGAGTATGCCGCGACGACCAGAGCCAAGCGCGCCGGAAAAGCCGCCGGGAAGCAGTTTGTAAAGCAGCCTAAAACAATCGCAAAGAAAACAGCAGGGTTCCGATAATGGCATTGTTACGACTCCCCTTCAAGCCAGGCGTTGACAAGCAAAACACCGAGTACGGTGCGGAAGGCGGCTGGGTGGACAGCGATTACATTCGGTTCCGCTACGGTCTGCCGGAAAAACTAGGGGGATGGACGGACTTTGGTGAAACTGCTGTTAATTTTGTAGGGGCAGTCAGCGACATTTTCACTTGGAATGGGTTGAAAGGCGAGCCCTATGCTGCTGTTGGAACCAACCGTAAAGTCTATGCGTTTTACGGAGGCACATGGGCCGATATTACCCCTATCCGAGACACCGGCTCCGTCACTTTTACCACTGTCAATAACAGCACCACGGTGACTGTTAACGATGCTACTCACGGCGCAATTGCAGGCGACTTTGTTACTCTAAGCGCTACCACAGGCGACCCGGGCGGCATACTTAATGCCTCTTTAAACAATGAATTTGAGATTCAATTCGTCACGAATAGCAACAGCTATACCATCATTTCACCGACTGCAGCAACCTCCACGGCATCCACGGTCGGAACGGCAACCGCAGCCTATCAACTCAACATTGGCAGCGATGTCAGTTTTGTGGACTTTGGCTGGGGTACCGGCACGTGGGGCTTTAGCACTTGGGGGACGCCTCGTCCTGCTTCCGCTGGGCTTTCTCTGCTTGCACGGGTCTGGCAGTTTGACTCCTATGGAGAAGACCTTATCCTTCAACTGGTAAATGGGGGCGTCTATGAATGGTTGCCAAGCACGGGCCTTGGTGTGCGGGCCACGGCTATTGCCGGCGCTCCAACCAAAAGCAAATATGCGCTGATTTCAACTCCAGACAGGCATTTGGTGTGTTTTGGCACTGAGAAAACGGTGGGCAATCCGACCACTCAAGACCCCATGTTTGTGCGGTTTTCAGATCAAGAGGACATTGGCGACTTTGTGGTTACAGCAACCAACACAGCTGGCGGCCAGCGTTTAACAGACGGCAACGAGATCATCTCGGCACTGCGCTCCCGTGGCCAGATTTTACTTTGGACAGACACTGCACTGCACGGCCAGCAATACCTCGGGCCTCCGTATACCTTTGGCTTTCAGCAGCTGGGGGCCAACTGCGGCACCGTTAGTCCTCATGCGACGGCTGACGTTAACGGTGTATCGTATTGGATGGGCAAGGACGCGTTCTTTATGTTTGACGGCACCGTTAAAAAGCTTCCTTGTACGGTGCAGGACTACGTCTTTGAAGACTTTAACCTTGCACAGGCAACTGCCGTTAACGTGGGCATCAACACACAGTTCAATGAGGTGACATGGTTCTACCCGTCACTGAGCAGCGACTATATAAATCGCTTTGTGACCTACAACTACATGGAAAGCGTCTGGTCTATCGGCACCATGTCCCGCACGGCCTGGGCCGACATCAGTACGTTTTCAAAACCCCTGGCTGCCGAGTACGATCCTTCAGACAACGCGGCTACTATTTCCACAATCTACGGCCTTACAGCGGGGCGCAGCCATCTGTACAACCAAGAAGACGGGGTGAACGCCAACGGGGAGGCAATTGACGCCTTCGTGTACTCGGGCTACTTTGATATTGGTGACGGGGACCAGATGCTGCTCATGCAGAAGTTTATCCCTGACTTTAAGCTGCAAGTAGGGGAGATCGTAGTGCGACTATTTTTGCGCGCCTATCCGCAGGCCACTGCAACGCCAAGCTCCCTGGACCCCTACCCTATCTCGCCGGGCACGCAGTTTGTCAATACACGTGCGCGTGGCAGACAGATTCAGTTGCGAATTGAAAGTGACGAGTTAGACGGATGGTGGCGCTTTGGCACGATGCGAATTGATATCCAGCCGGACGGACTAAGATGAGTAAGATCACCAACGTCCGCCTGCCCAACGCGTCGCCGTTGAGCTATGACCCACAGCAATTTAATCAATTGATACGCTCGCTTGAGCAGGTCATATTGCAGCTTAACAGCACCTACACGCCTGTTACTACAGAGGACAAGGACCAGGCGCAAACCTGGTTTTTAGGCACGTAATGTCAAACGCATACAAACGCTTTCGAAAGACGCTGGTTGCAGCCACTCCGGAAACTGTGTTGACGGTTCCTGACGCCACGACGGCTATTGTCAAGTCCATTTGGATTGCCAATACAAACGCAGCCAGCACCAACATAACGGTCACTTTTTCTCCTGAGGGGGTTGGAACGCACTATTTAGTGCCCTTGGAATCGGTGGCTTCCAACAAGTACGTGGACCTTTTGGCCGGCTGGAACGCGGGCCCTTTGGTGCTTGAGGTGCTTGACGCGCTGGTTGTCACATCTTCACAGAGCGATGTTTATGTGGTTGTCAGTGCGCTTTTGGTGGACAGGAACTAGGGCTTTAAGGGATAATCGGTTTAAATTCGCGTCCTTTCCCGGCGCGCGGCCCTTGCGGCTACTGGCAAAAATTGGAAAGGACTATCATGGCAAATGAAGGAATCATGGCCCTGCCTCAGGGCACGGGCATGCAGGGCGAGCAGCCCCAAATGCGGCAGCCGCAGCAGACCGTGACGAGCGCTGAATCGTATGACGCCGCGCAAACAGCCCTTGGGATGGTCAATCCTCAGGAGCAGGTCGCCCTGAAAGAGGCCCTGCGGCAGAATATCGGCGATCTCCAGCTGACACCCCAACAGCTTGAGGCACTCATTCAGGTCTTTGAATACGTCAGCCAGCATCCTGGCGACTACAAAAATCTGCTCCAAAAGATGATTCAAGCGAAGGTCCTCGATGAGGGGGACATGCCCGCTGAGTACGACCCAGAATTTATTGGCGCGATGCTGGCGGTCTTGAACGAGATGCAGCAGATGCAGGCCGCTGGTGCTCAAGAGCCAATGGACCTGGCCCCTACTGTTCAAGGCCTCCAGCCGATGAACATGGCCAGTGGCGGCCTGGCAGATGTCGGGCAGTACCTTGCCTCCAAAGGCCGTGGCGGCGACAGCATCTTGGCCCACATTAACCCCAAAGAAGCTGCGATGCTCAAGAGCCGTGGCGGCTCTGGCACGATCAACCCGATTACAGGCCTGCCGGAGTTTAAGGGCGGCCTTCTTGGCGGGGTTTTTGACGCTATTGGGGACGCAGTCAAAGGGGTCGTTAACATCGCCAAAGACGTGCTCCAGAGCCCTGTTGGACGCATCTTGGGCACCGTTGCGTTGGCCACGGTCCTCGGACCAGCAGGTGTGGGCCTGTCAATGGGCGTGGCAGGCGGCGTGGCCGGGGCAGGTGTGTCCCTCCTGGGCGGCGGCTCAATGAAAGAGGCACTGATCTCCGGTGCCATGGGCTACATCGGCGGTGGCGGAACGGTCATGGGCGTAAACCCCGTTTCAGCTGTCGGCCGCTATTTGCCTGGCCTGGCTGGTGGCGCACTGAACACGGGCCTTGCCACGGGCGTCATCGGCGCAGGTATCGGCAAACTAGGCGGCATGAGTACAGAAGACGCCTTGAAGATGGGGCTTACATCAGGCGTGTCGGCCGGGGCCATGAGGGCGTTTGATGGCATGAGTCAAGCAGATTACGACACGAGTACCAAGGTGTTTGAACGGGGCATGGGCGGAGATGCAAAAGCATTGAAGATTTATGAGGGAGGTGATATCGGAAAAATGAAAGCTTTCCTCAACGAGAATCCCGACTTAAGTTTTAAAATCCCTGAACCCACTCCAGCAGGCACCACCGCTCCTGGCGCAGTTGGCCCAGTTGGCACGGCTGTGGAAAACCTGTCTTTCCCTGAGGCCCAGTACGGCGCAGGAAATTTCAGGTCTGCGGGCAATGCAGGCACCGCTCTTCCCGCTGGACCTCCCGGCTTTTTTGACAAGATGGTCACGGGCGCTAAGGATGTGTACAACGAGTACCTTTCCCCTAGTCGAGCCGGTTTGCCATCGGACGCGGGCATTTTCCAGAAATACGGTCCGCTCGCGGCGGCGGGAACGGCAACCATCGCGGCCTTTGGAGGCATGGATTCCAGTCCTGCCGAAATAGACGCAATGACAGCCAGGGAAAGAGAGCGCTACGAAGAATCTAGGCAGCGTGCTAAAGAACGGCGAGAGTTTATGGAGAAGGGCGGCTATGGTTTAGAAAAACCTGTGCTTAACGCACCCTATAACCCAATCGTGCCCGCCTCGTACAGCACCTCTCCTGTTGGGACACCTGGTACGGTGGTTCCGAAGGGTGTCACTCAGAATCCAGCCGGCGTAGCGCAACCCTACAACGTCGCAGGCCTGTACGGCGTTCCATTGCTTTACGGCCCAGACGGTCAACCTCGTCGCATGGCTAATGGTGGCGTTATAAAGCGGTTTAATGAAGGTGGCGACGCTGGTTACGAAGAACGTAGGCGACTTGCTCAAGAACGGCAAGACTTTTTAGAGAGCGGCGGCTATGGTTTAGAAGGAAATGTGTTCGACCCATCACAGAAGAGAGTGCTTTATCGGCCACGCATGCTTAGGCTTGGCGAAAACATGCGTGAAAACAACTCCGGTGATGCGCGTGGACCTGGAACTGACAACAAAGGTATTGGACAAACTGCCTACGGAATGCTTGGCAACCTGGCTGGAGAGGCCAATCGAGTGGGGCTTACGGGCGTCGGTGGTTTTCTGGCCTCGGGAATACCAGTGGGTGCGGCATATAGAGATGGAACTTTTACGGCAGCAGATTTAGCTGCCTTAACAGGAAAGGTTGACCCAGGTTCATCAGTGTCACTTGGTTACCAAGGCTATGGCGGTGGCTCTGATGCACCAGGTGCAAACGCTGATGGCTATGGGGGTGGAGATGCTGGCTTTGGCGGTGGCAGTCAAGCCTTTGCCAAAGGCGGTCCAACCAAGATGACGCAATTCCCTCGCCGCGACGGCCCTATCAACGGCCCTGGCACAGGGACTTCGGACGACATCCCAGCCATGTTGTCGGACGGCGAGTTTGTCTTTACTGCCAAAGCGGTACGCAACGCCGGAGGGGGCAGTCGTCGCAAGGGCGCGGCTCGCATGTACAAGTTAATGAAGAAGCTCGAAGGCGGAGCCGTCAAGGGGAACTAAATGGCAGAAACCACAACCTCTACTCAAATAGTCCGTGAGGCGGAGGAAATTGAGGACTATAAGCTTCGGCTTTTAAAACAGGCAGAGGACTTAGCGTACAACGTCAATCGCCCGACACTTAGCAGCCAGCTCCCGGGCTATCAGGTAGCTGGTTTTACCGCCCCGCAACAGACCGCCTTAAATGCGGCCCAAGCCGCGGGGGTAGGGTCTTTTGATCCCTACATGACGTCTGCCAACCAGGCGTTGACCGGTGCATACGACACCACCGGTGAAGCCGCCGACATCCTGCGCGGGGCGGACACCCGCAACCAGTTCACCGACGCTCAAAAAGCCATGACCCAGGCAGGTGGGGCCACGGCCAACATCACCTCCGGCATCGGACAAATCAACCAGGGCCTGGGCTACCTTGACTTGGCCGCGCAGCGCGCAGCTGCATCCGACACCACGGGGCAGTTTGGTAACGCCCGAGCAGACCTGAACACGGGCCTTGGAGCGCTGTCCACGGCCCAGAACATGGCTGCTCAGTCCAGCCAGGCCAACTTGCAGCCCGCGACAAGCGCCATTGCACAGGGCATTGGCGGCTTGACGCAGGCCCAACAGCTGGCGCTGGGCTCTGGTGCAGCGGACTTTAGTGGTTCTCAAGCTCTGATGGGACAAGCTGCCGGGCAGTTGCAAGGTGCACAGCCTCAGTTTGGCCAAGCCAATCGGATGATTGGCTACGGGGTCGGCCAAGGCCAGCAGGCCGTTGACATGGCCTCTCAGGCAGCACGGCAGCCTGGATTTGTGGCCCAAAACGTGGCGCTTGGTCAGGCCACGGACGCAGCACGGCAGGCAGGCCCCTCTGACTTCAGCGCAGCAAACGAAAACCTCCGAGGTGCCGGTCAAACGGCTGCCCAGGCCTCTGGCATGGCCAGTCAAGCGGCTCAACAGGGGGGCTTTGGGCAAGGCGTAGGCAGTGCCTATGAGGCGGCACAGCAGTCGCGTCTTGCGGCCGCGCAGCCCGGCTTTAATCAGGCACAGGGCACGATTCAACAGGGCATTGGCCAACTTGCCGGCGCAACTCAAGGCTATAACCCCGCGTCCGCCCAAGCCTTCATGGACCCCTATAGGCAGCAGGTCATCGACGAAACGATGAAGCAAATGGATCGCCAGAGCGCGATCGCTGGCCAAGGATTAGCTGCGCAGGCGGTCAAGTCAGGGGCGTTTGGAGGCGAACGCGAAGGTGTTCAGCGCGCTGAGATGCAGCGCAATTTGATGGATCAAAAATCTTCCACAATTGCCAACCTCCTGTCGCAGGGCTATTCCCAAGCGCAAGCCGGCGCTATGGCCTCTTTTGAGCAGCAGCAGGGCCGACAAATGCAGGCCGGGCAAGGCATTGGCCAACTAGGAGGACAGCAGGCCTCTGTTGCTGCACAGCAGGCTGGTCTTGGCCAAAATGCTGCTCAGCAGCTTGCCCAAGCCGCTCAATTAGAGACCCAAACGGCGGGCCAGCAGGGTCAATTGGGCATGCAGGCTGCTCAGCAGCAGTTCCAACAAGCCGGCTTTGACGCTCAAACTGCCATGCAGATGGCACAGCTGCAGCAGACTCAGGCCAGCCAAGCGGGGCAGCAATCGCAGTTGATGCAGGGTATCGGCAGCATGTACGGACAATCTGCCCAGGCGCAGGGCCAATTAGGGCAGCAGGCTGCTCAAATTGCCGCTCAGCAAGGCCAATTGGGGTTGCAGGCAGGGCAGCAGTTGGGCTCACTGGAAGCACAGCGCGCACAACTTGGACAGGCAGGTGCGGGTCAGTTGGCCAACATCGGCCAGCAGGTGGGGGCACAGGCCGGGCAGCAGGCTCAGCTGGGTCAAGCAGCAGCAGGCCTTTACGGCAACCTGTCCCAGCAGCAAGTTGCCGCCGGCCAGGGCCTTGGTCAGTTGGGCGTGCAACAAGCTCAGTTGGGCCAAGGCGCAGCGAACATCTACAGCCAAGCGGCGCAGCAGTACGGCAACCTGGCGTCCCAAGGCGGCGCATTGGCGGGCCAAGAAGCGTCGATCAACCAGAACATTGCCAACCTGATGCTACAGCAGGGCCAAGCGCGCAACCAGGCCGCTCAAACGGCAGCAGGCATCTACGGTCAGCAAGCACAGCAGTACCAGGGCCTTGGCCAGGGTATTGGGCAACTGGCATCACAGCAGTTTGGCATTGGCCAACAACAAGCTCAGGGCCTCGGTCAGTTGGCCGGGCAGCTGGGGCAACTTGGCGTGCAACAGGGCGCTCTGGGACAGACAGCGCAGGCTCTTCAACAGGGCGATATCAACTTCCTGTACAACACCGGGCAGGCTCAACAGGCCCTCAACCAGCAGGGGCTGGACTCAACCCGCGCAACCGAGCTGCAGAAAGTCTACGCCCCCTATCAGCAGGCCGGCTTCTTGTCGGACATCTACAAGGGCGCGCCGTCTTCGCAGATGGCTACCTCGGTTGCCAATCAGCCAACGGCAAGCCCGTTCCAACAGGCTGTGGGCATTGGTCTAGGTGCAGTCTCCACTGCTGCTGGCGCAAAAAGAGCAGGTCTTTTTTAAGAGGTCAATATGAGCACACAAAGAATACGCGAAATCGACGACGTTGAAAACATGGGGATCATGCAGGCGTTTCGACCTCAGGCCAACATATTTAACCAGCCTCAGGCCAGTACATTCGGACAACCCCAAGTCGGTACGTTCGGGCAACCCCAAGTCGGTACGTTCGGGCAACCCCAAGTCGGTACGTTCGGGCAACCTCAGGTAGGCACGTTCGGGCAACCTCAGGTCGGCACGTTCGGGCAACCTCAGGTCGGCACGTTTGGGCAACCTCAGGTAGGCACGTTCGGGCAACCTCAGGTCAGCGGAGACGGCACGACTGGCAACCCTCAGATCATAAGAAATGCGTTCGGGCAGCCTCAAGTCAGCGGAGACGGCTCGATTGGCAACCCTCAGATCATAAGAAATGCGTTCGGGCAACAGGCCGGCCAACAACAGGCGATGCAACAGATGCCCACCACCGCGTTACCCGGGGGCTTCGGCACGATTGGTCCGGGGAGCCAACAGGCGATGCAACAGCTGCAAGGCACTCGACAGACCCCGTTCGGCCAGCAAGAGGGCACGTTTGGTATATCGCCTAAAGAAATGATGAACTCTATTGTGGGACTAACGCCTAATCCCAATAATTACACAATACAAGATGTGATACGGGCTCAAACTCAACCTGCTGCCTCGATTGGCGGGCTTGGCCAACAACAGGTCGGTCCGGTCGGCCAGCAAGTGAATCAGTTCGGCCAACCGGTTCCGCTCAGCCAGCAGGAGCTGCAACAGGCCGGCCTATATGCGATGCAACAGTTCGGCCAACAGCCCACGAACCGATTTGGCCAACGATCGGCAGACCCTGGCCTGCCCAATCCGGTCGGCCAGCAGGGTCTAGTTCAGTTTCTGGG